AGCAGATAGTTCGGCCGGCACTAAAAGACACCGGTCTCTGGAGTGAGTCGGCCGAAGACTTGCTCATGGGGACTGCGTATGCTGAAAGCGGCCTTCGGACCGTGGCACAAGGGGGAGGAGGTCCTGCCTTGTCGTTCTTTCAGATTGAGCAAGCTAGCTACCATGACATTATTCGTTATTTAGCAGGCAATGAGCATTTGATGGCCCTTATCCTCATTGCCTGCGAGATGAGCTCATTTCCAAGAGCGGAAGTGCTTGCCTGGGATATGCGACTTGCAACCCTCATAGCAAGAGTAAAATATTGGATGAGGCCGGAACCGCTGCCTAGTGCGGGCGATGTTGATGGGTTAGCTAGCTACTGGAAATCGATTTACAATAGCGAGCTTGGCGCTGGCACTGTAGAGCACTTTAAGCTCCAGTGGAGTCACTTTGAGGCGGGGTAAATTGAAAGCCTAAAAACTAGCTTGTTGTTTTTCTCATGCTTCGAGCAAAACAGCTTCTTGAGCAATATTTATTGTTGTGCCTTTTAACGGTCTCTCCGCAACACAGGCAACCATTCAAGTTAAATATGGAGTGCTCTTTGTGGTGGCACTTCCTACATAGAACCTCTAGGTTCTCAATTTCGTTATTGCCTCTGTCTTTGTCCACGTGATGAACCTCGACATGCTCAGAGGAGCCACACTTGCTGCAGCTGGGCCCGTAATGGTCAATAGCCTTCGCCCTGTAGACCCCAGATCCGTTTACATACCTGGAGTGGTCCTCCCCTTTTTTTGAGTAGGACCTACCCCAGCTAACCTTAGCGCACTTTACTGAGCAAAATATCCTCACACTAGCAATGCTTGCCCTCCTAGAAAAGATACTCCCGCACTCTTTGCATTTTTTTTCTTTCTTGCTTTCGACGGCAATTGTTTTTTTTGCGTGACAATATCGCGAGCAATATTTTGACCTGGCTCTTTTTGATGGTTTTACGCTATAGTCTAAGCTACAGTTTTGACATGTAAGTATTACAGGCATAGAACTAGTTTAGCGTGGGGCCTGTAAAAATACAACAGCATCACTTTGAGGGGGCAGCACATGAGGTTAAATGATATGGGAATGACAATTATAATTGGCGCAATCCTTTTGGCATTAGGTACATGCTTTGGTGCCAAGCACTTAACAGGCCAGCCCGACTCTCCGGTCGAGGAATACTCGGAAGCGATTGCAGAAGATATGATTGAGCAGCTTTTTGGCCTTGAAGACGGGTCAATGAATGGTAAGATAGACATAAGCCCAGACTCTCCTGAGGCGTAATGCACATAATTAAGCCGCTTTTTGTCGCAAGGCCTTATCAGCGACCTATCTTGCGAAAGTTCCTCGTGGAACATAAGGACCGGATGATTATCGTTGCGCACCGTCGCTTCGGTAAAGACACCATCTCATTCAACATGCTTTGGATGCGGGCCATTCAGCGCCCAGGACTCTACTTACATTTGCTCCCCAAGATTGGCCAGGCATCCACGGTTATCTGGCGTGGGCGCGGCAAGTCAGGCTCTACGTTCCTCGATTTTATTCCCAAGCAGCTGGTTAAAAGCATTAACAACTCGACCATGTCCATCACCCTGGTCAACGGCTCTATCATTAAGATTACTGGCGCAGATAACTATGAGGCCTTGATAGGCTCAAACCCTTTGGGTGTAGTTTTCTCTGAAATGCAGTCAACCGACCCCGATGCTTGGCAGTTCCTGCGTCCTATTTTGGCAGAGAATGATGGTTGGGCTGTCTTCATTGGCACGCCGCGTGGTCACAATCACTTCTATGAGATGTTTCAGAAGAACGAAAACAACCCTGGTTGGTCAACCATCCTCCTAACTGCGGATGACACCACTTACGAAGATGGCACGCCGGTCATCTCTAAAGAAATGCTAGAAGAGGAGCTTGCTTCGGGCATGCCGATGCCGCTTTATCTGCAAGAGTACTTTTGCAGTTGGGAGGCGGCTATTGAGGGCGCTTACTTCTCCGATGAGATGATAAAGTGTAAAGAATCTGGACGCATTTGTCGGTTTGACATCTTACCTGAGCAACCTGTCCATACGTCTTGGGATATAGGGGTCACCGACTCGACCAGTATTGGTTTATTTCAGAGGTTTCCTGATGGCTCGATACGATGCATTGACCACCTTGAGGGTACGGGCAAGGGCGCGGATGAGTGGGCAGTTGAGCTGCTTAATGCGCAACGAAGACTTGGCTTTAAGCGTTGGGGTAAACACTACCTGCCGCATGATGTCAGAGTGAAAGAGTGGGGAAGTGGTCGCACGCGCATTGAGATACTACGAAAAGCGGGCATTGTTCCGAGGATTGTGAGTAATCATAGGGTGATGGAGAGAATCCAAGCGATTCGAATGCTTCTAAAGACAACTTGGTTTCATGCGGACAGATGCCAGAAGCTGGTTAGGTCTCTTCAAGAGTATCATTCGACCTATACGCACACAGATGGGGCCTCCGGAAAAGGGTCAAAACCTAAGCCGGTCCACAACTGGGCGAGCCACAGTGTAGACCAGTTCGGTTATTTTGCGATGGGGCACTTTGAGAGTGAGGACCAACACAAGTTCGGACTTGCTAAGCGCTATGCATCGTTTACGCCTTAGCAGGAACCTCTTCTTTAAGTTTCTTTGCTTTAACTTCTTCACCATGAAGGCAACCCATGACCTCGCGGTCTGCCTGGTCTGCCGGCATTAGGCAGTGCTGGCACACAAACAATGTGCAGGTCTGGCTCGTTGGCTTTACTTTCCACTCAGCTGGGATGAATGTGTGCTTTCCTGCTTTGCATTCTTTACATGGTGTTATCTTATGTTCTATGTCTTGCTTCATCTACAATCTCCTTAATCGTCACTGGACTTACAAACCATCTCATCTTCCATCTCTTCAGGCGACATCTCTGTGCCGTACATCCCCTTGTGAACCGCATTGGCGATAAGGGGGCGCTGAATTGGATCAGTATAGTCCATCTGCACCTTTAAAATGTATTTTGCTTTGAGGCTGTCGAACGTCTTTCCGAGCACATAAGAGCGCCCGGGATGTTTTGAGACGACAACGTTAATACCAACGAAGTCTTTATCCTTTAAACACTCTTTTACGAAGTCCGTAATCTCTGCGAGTGTAAGCAGTATCGATGTGTTGCTCATTATCTTCCTTAAAGCGATGAACCAAAATACTTGCGAGAGAACTCTGTGATGCTGTTGTTGATAGACCTAACACCGCTCTCAAATTTAAACATCATGTTCTCGTCTCTTTCAACGCGAATACATATGCCTCTAGCAAAGTCAGGCATGCGTGGGTCATATGACACGAAATCGCACCACTCTCTATCTGTAATCCACATCTGAAACTGCATCTGGGCAATATAATTAGGCGGAACGCTGGACGAGATATGAAGCAGGTGATTGTGTGTTGACGGACACTTCACCTCGACCAACCCATCTGTTGAACACAAGCCGTCAGGAGAGCACCCGGCATATTTCATACTGTTGTGGAAGACAAACCCGACCTTTTGAACGTCGACATTTAGCGCCTTTGAATACCACTCAAGCGCGTCATCTTCATAGTCGATGCCCCACTGCATTGCAGCGGACACCGGTGTTTCAGTTGTGGCCCCAATCAATCGCTCACCTAAAAGCTCAAGCATGTAGGTTCGCATCTTTACGGGCGTGAGCAGTCGGTGGGCGTTGCTTGCGGTTACAATGCCAGCTCTAAGCTTGTACCACTCCGGGCTACGCTGTTCGCACTCTATAACTTTCATTCTTCAACCTCTCTTTTCTTCATTGCGGCATTAAGTCGTCTGACAACGGACGAATACTGGTCGACCGCGATTTCAGGTAGGGCTTTCAGGTTGAGACTGTTAGTCACCACCTCCGGCTCTAGGCCCGCTAAGTCGATAAGGCGCTCAAGCTCTTTCACTTGTGACGCAGCAATGAGTCTTGGCGCTTGACGGATAGCCTCTTGCGGCTTGCTTCCGCCGGAGCGACCATCGTCATCTTCTTGGGTAATGCCAAGCATGGCCGACAGTGCATAGCGACGAGCATAAGTCGCAACAGACCCCATGCACTGGGCAGAGTTCATACCCTTTCCTGCAAAGACCGGCATTGAGAGCTGAGTCTCTATCCACTCGCCGCTTTCGTGTGACAGCAGAGTGTGGACGCAACATCGGTCTTCGTTACCCTCTGGGTTCTCGACAGACTGGAATATTGCCAGCTTATTTCTGGACAGCAACGGCCTACACAAAGATAGGAGCTGGCCAAGGTCGGCATACTTGTAGCCGTAGCCTTCTTTATCTTTGCTGGTGTTCTCTACTTCACCAAGAAATAGCGCCATGGCCACGCTAATTTCTTTAATTGATTCACTTCGTTTCATTTGTCTCTCTCTTGGCCTTTGCCTTTTTTCTATGACAGTGCTGATGCACGAGCGATTCGATAAAATTAGTTACCGATCGCACCTCAGCTTTAGCGGCAGCATCAAGACTTTCCTTTGCCTCTGGCGTCATTCGAATTGTGATGCGTTTTGATTTAACCCTGTTTTCCATTTTATTACCTGCGTTGTTTACGTTTGTATTGTACAGCTATCGTGCGTCCAATCCAAGTTTAATTTCATCTGACTCTGTCGCGGTCTTTATAAGGTTTGCATACGCCCCACCCACGTGTGACTGCAAATAGTTTCGTATCTTAATCTTAACTTCTTTGATTATCTCTATGTCTTTCGCGAAGACTCTCTCTGCGTACTCGTGCCGCATCTCTGCTGTCGGCAAGAGCAGCTGGATGATGCCATAGAAACCATCATGGTTAATGCAGGCAAAGAAAGCTTGGTACACATCTTCCTTTTTCTCTTCAGTTAGCGCCCTGTAGTCCGTGATAATCGGCTCACCCCAGTTAGAGAGGAGCGCGCAGGTCTTCAGGTTGAATAGCTTTATGTTGAGCTGTCCTTCAATCATTTAATGTGTCCTTGTTACTAATCTAAAATACTCAATATACTGCTCGTACTGCTCTGCCACGCAGATACTTAAGTACTTAAACAGCTCTTCCCTTAGAACATCAGCCGCATCATTCATATCGTCCGTGCCGGCCTCAAAGAGAACGCGAGACATCAGACTTAAGCCCTCGCACTTAACGATAGACTCAATCCTAAATTCTTCTGACATGCACTCGTAGAACGCTTCAAACACAATGAGCTGGTCATCCTTCTTAAGCTCGCTGTAGTTTGAATGAAGCATCTCTGGGTCCTCGTCTAGCATGTCGGCCATCTCTGCGCTGAAATGACGAACATTAAAATCTCTCTCATCCATAGCGCACTCCTTACTGGGGCTGATTACTTTCTTTATCGTCACGACTGACCGCTCCTTCTCTTTTTTTGGATACAACATAAAGGAACCCGAAGAGAATGAACGAAAAAAGAGGGGGGATAACAGCGCACGTCACCACAAAGGCTATAAGCATTACGAAAAGCTTAAAGCCGGTCTTTAAGTGTGCGGGGGTTTCTTCAACCCCCCATTCATTTACATCATTATTGTTCATACGGACTCCTATTTAGCGATGGGACACAAACAAGAGTGTATGGTACACAGGCGCACAAGGCGTGTCAACACGCTGTACATT